TTTGCAAACGATCAAAAGGCAGCCAAAGCACTAGAGCAACAATTAAAGAATACTGGCTACGCATTTGCCACAGCACCTATCGAGCGTTATATAGCCAACTTACAAAACACGACTGGCGTGGTAGATGACCAACTGAGACCAGCCTTCCAGCAATTATTAACTGTTACAGGATCTATCACTAAAAGCCAAGAAGCCTTAAATACAGCATTAAACGTATCAGCAGCGACAGGCAAATCTTTAACTGAAGTTACAGCTGCATTAGCCAAAGGATTTGCAGGACAAACAACAGGTTTAAGCAGACTTAATGCAGGATTGACCAAAGCCACGTTAAAGACTGGCGATATGGACAAGATATTAGGTGAGTTAAACAATAAGTTTGGCGGTCAGGCTCAGGCTCGATTAACTACTTATGCTGGCAAAATAGATTTATTAACTGTTAGAGCACAAACAGCTAAAGAGATCATAGGCGAGGGCATAGTAGATGCGCTGACTACGTTGGCAGATGATAAGACTATAGATAACTTAGCAACTAGCATGGAAGATTTTGCTACAGCCACAGCTGATACAGCACGTGGTATAGCAGTTATTATTGACAAACTTAAAAGCATTCCTGGCGTCAATAAGTTATTCACATTAGAAGCAATACCAGTAGTTGGTGCATATTTAGGTGGGTTTAGAGAAATTGGTGCAGCTAGCCGTAGTCAGGTAGATCGTGGTGGCCAAGAGCGCACTATGGGTCGTATATTGAAAGCTCAAAGAACCCAAGAGATTAAAGCTAGTAAAGAATTGGTTTTATTAAAGAAACAAGAAGTAACAACACTCAAAGAAAAATCAGCCGTTGATAAGTTGCGAGATCAGTTTGATGTTGAACGCATTGGCTTAACTAAAGCACTTAATGAGGCCACAGATGCTGAAACTAAATTGAGATTACAAGCCAAGATAGCCATATTAGATAACAATGAAGCATTAGCCAAAAAAATAGCAGCTGAATTAGCAGCAGCGGAAGCAGCCAAGAAGTTAGCAGCCACATACGATCAGGCTTTAGAATCAGTTAAATTAATGAATGCAAAAATACAAGCGTATTTGTTAAGTATGAGCATGAAAGGATTTGACGTACCTGGATTAGACAAATTAACTACTGCTGGCTCAGTAAGCGGTGGCACATTAACAGGTGGTGCTAATGAGATTGTGGGCACGCCAGGTGGTGGCGTATTTGATCCTAGTTTCTTTAGACAAGGTGAAAACAAAGATTTGACTATTACAGTTAATACACAAGGCACAGGCGATAGATTCGCAGCACTCATAGCTGAAAGCTTACAGATTGCCCAAAAGTCTGGCGTATCTTATGGCATAGCAGGTGGCTTGTAATGGCTGTACCAACAGTCAATGCGGTAATTAATTTTAGTACAGGCCCATCATTTGCTCAGGCCATGATCTTAGATAGTGGCATATTAGATACAAACGTTTTAGCAGATTCAGCAGCTGTAATTGTTGATGTGTCAGATCAGGTCAATAGAATAGAGACTAGGCGAGGCCGTAACGCTTATAGCGATCAATTTCAGACTGGTACTTTAATGCTACGCATTATTGACCAAAATGGTGATTTCAACCCCCAAAACCCAGCAAGTCCATATTATGAATTATTGACACCAATGAAAAAAGTGCAAATTACAGCTACATATAACGGCACGACCTACCCTATATTTTCAGGATTTATCACCAGTTATGTAACCACTTATCCTAGAGAAGCTGAGGATGTTGTCTATACCACAATACAGGCCGTAGATGCCTTTAGATTGGCTTATAACGCCCAAATAAGCACAGTTACAGGTGCTAGTGCTGGTGATCTATCAGGTGCACGTATAAATGATATTTTAGATCAAATTAATTGGCCAGCGACTATGCGTGATGTTGATGCTGGACTTACCACATTACAGGCAGATCCTGGCACAAACAGGACAGCCTTACAAGCTATGCAAACTGTTGCCGATTCAGAATATGGCGCATTGTATGTCGATGAGAGTGGATCGTTTGTATTCCAAGATCGACAGGTTACAGCTAGTTCAATAGGTGGCACACCTACAGTATTTGCAGATGATGGATCAGGCATAGATTATGCAAATGCTCAATGGATTCTTAATGACACGCTAATCTTCAACAAAGCCACAATTACTAGAGTTGGCGGCAGCGCACAGGTGGCAACTAATCAGGATTCGATTGATAAGTATTTTTTACACAGTTATTTTTTAGACGGCCTACTAATGCAAACAGATGCGGTCGCCCTAGATTATGCCAATGCTTATGTGGCTAGCAGGGCTGAAACCTCAATTAGAGTAGATGCCATAGTCTTGGATCTTTATACGCCTAACTACAACTCAGGCATAATCGCAGCTCTTAATTTAGATTTTTTTGATCCGATAGAGGTCAATACAACACAGCCAGGTGGCAGCGTGTTAAGCAAAACATTACAGATTTTTGGGGTGGCTATGAATATAACCCCAAACAGTTGGCAAGTTACGTTCACGACACTAGAGCCCGTTATAGATGCATTTATCCTAAATAATAGCATTTATGGTACTTTGGGCTATAATGTCCTAAGTTACTAAGGAGTTAAGATGGCAGCTGGTTTAGGATTTAAGGATTTTACTACAGGCGAGGTATTAACTGCTGCCGATGTAGATGGTTATTTAATGCAGGGTATCTGGGTTTTTGCCAGCGCTGCTGCTAGAGATTCAGCTGTAACTTCTCCCCAAGAAGGTAATTTTGCATTCTTAAAAGATACAAATACAACTACTTATTACACTGGATCAGCCTGGACTAACTTAGATACAACAGGCATGGTAAATCCAATGACAACTACTGGCGATACCATTTACTCATCTAGTGGATCAACACCAGCTAGACTTGGAATTGGTAGCACTGGACAAGTTCTTACTGTAGCTGGCGGTGTGCCAAGTTGGGCTACTCCTGCAGGTGGCGGCAAAGTATTACAAGTTGTTTCAACAACATATTCAACAACCACAACAATTTCAACAACAACTTTTACCGATAGTGGATTATCTTTGGCAATTACGCCAAGTGCTAATACAAGCAAGGTTTTAGTTTTATTAACTCAAAGTTTTCAACACGATAAAGCATCAGGAAATCAAGTTGATAGTGCAACCATTTTACTTAGAAATAGTACCCAAGTTTATGCTCCTTACTCTGGTAATGCAACAATTTACAGAAAAACTGGTGGAGCAACTAATCAAGATCATCAAGAATTAATTACAATGGCTTATTTAGATTCACCAGCCACAACATCATCAGTTACTTATAAAACACAAGGTCAATGTGCAACTGGTTGCACGCTACGATACCAATTTAACAGTATTCCATCAACAATTACATTATTAGAAATAGGTGCATAATGATTATTGATACAGCAACTGCAATTAGAAAATTAAAACCAACAGCTGAGTTTTCTTTGGAAAATGATGATTATTCAACTGTTAAATGGGATGTATTAGATGGTAATGCACCTACTCAGGCTGAAATTGATGAAGCAATAGAACAAGTAAAGGCAGATGAATTAGCTGAAGCCGAAGCAAAGGCAGCTAAGCGTGCCGAATTGTTATCTAAGTTAGGCATTACCGAAGAAGAAGCAAGAATACTTCTAGGCTAATGAAACCCTGGCTATGTGCAGCTGGAGTGCAGTTAAGAGATCAGATTGATACCTGGTATCCAGATCGCAGGACTACCAGTGATGGGTGGATTGGTGATGCTCGTCATTCCGCCACCAAATCGGATCATAATCCAGACGCAGATGGGATTGTCCGAGCCATTGATGTTGATTCTCGCTTGGATTCATCCGAGCAGCTGTCAATATATCTGGCTGACCAAATCCGAGTCTGTGCTAAAACCGATAAACGTATATCTTACGTAATACACAATGGCTTTATTGCATCGAGAATTATGGGCTTTAAGTGGCGCAGATATCGTGGCATAAACCCACACAAAAAACATATACACATTAGTTTTACTAAGGCTGGCGACAAAGATGGCAAGCCGTTTGATATACCATTACTAGGGGGTAAAATATGAAACTATCAAAGAAACATAAAGCAGCAATTAAGTCTTATTTAAGAGCTGTGGCAGCAAGCGGTATTACAGTTGCGCTCGCCATAGTTGCCGACATCCATCCAGCTTATGCTGCCTTGCTGGGTGCTGTTATTGCACCATTGGCTAAGGCTATTGATCCAACATCTGGCCAAGAAGCTGATTATGGCGTAAATGCCAAATGAGTCCTGGGGAATGGGCTGGCTTTTTAACTGGCGTCTGTGCCGTGCTAACAAGCGTGCTGATCGGATTACGTTTTTTAGTTAAAGGTTGGCTAAACGAATTGCGACCTAATGGTGGCCAAAGCATGAAGGATCAATTAACAAGGCTTGAACAGCGTGTTGATGATTTATTCATTATCATAAGTAAGCAATAATTACAACATGGCTACTACACGCAAACGTAGAAAGATTAATAGGCGCAAGGTGCGGAAATCACCTGAGCCATTAACAAAACTAGAGGTTTTTTATATTGCTAAACACGAAATGTATCGTGCTGCACGTAAGGCTGGATTCTCTGAGTCAGTTGCCTTATATCTAATGGATAGTCCTGATTCCATGCCTGACTGGGTTATTGGAGATGGTGGCATTATCCCAAGTATTCCTACTCCAGATGAGGACGAAGATTAAGCGTTGGCTAGTAATCAGCGATTTACAAGTACCTTACCATCATGAAGCAGCTGTTAAAAACGTCATTAAACTTGCAAGACGTGAAAAGTTTGACGAGGTTTTATGCGTTGGTGATGAGATTGATTTTCAAACCATTAGCCGTTGGGCTGAGAAAACACCTTTGGCTTATCAGCAGACCATTCACGCTGATCGTGAACAATGCAAAGAGATACTGTGGGATCTCGGAGAGTACAGCCGAGAGATGCATATTATCCGCAGTAATCATAGCGATCGCCTTTATAGCACTTTACTCAAAACACCTGGCTTAATCAGTCTGCCTGAGTTGCAATACCCTAAGTTTATGGGGTTTGCGGAAATGGGCATGACCTATCACAAAACAGCTTATGAGTTTCATCCTGGCTGGGTTTTATGTCATGGCGATGAAGGCAACATGAGCCAGCATGCTGGAATTACAGCCTTAAATTTGGCTAAAAAATGGGGCAAATCTTGTATCGCTGGGCATTCGCACAGGCTGGGCATGAGTGCCTATTCAGAGGCCATAGGAAGCCATTACAGGCCTTTATATGGGGTTGAGGTAGGTAACCTAATGAATCGGCAGAAAGCCTCTTATTTGCGCTATTATGCCGCAAATTGGCAGATGGGCTTTGCTATACTAGAAGCCACAGGTAAAAGCCTTACACCTACCCTAATACCTGTTAACAAGGATGGCAGTTTCACAGCACTTGGCAAGGCCTACGGCTGATTTTGTTATCAGATCGTTACCAAATACTGCCCACAAATACCACACAAAGTCAGATCTAAGTAGCACACTACAGCTGTGCCACAAAGTGTGGTGCAGAAAGTAGGGCTACAAATGGCTGAATTATGGTGGTTAGGTTTTATTATCGGTGGCAGTATTGGCTTGGCATTGTCCATGCTTTACAGCTGGCGAATTGATGTTCATTATCAAAATGGTTATTGGGCTGGCAGATCTAGTGGTTGGAAATCTGCTAATGAGCATTACGAAAAAGTACGCAAATTAAGAGCAGAAACAGTTTTTGATTATGACAAAAACTGAGCAATTATTTGCAGATGCAACAGATCTCATTCATGCAAGGGGCGCACATTACGGCCATCCGCACAGTCAGCACAGCCGTATTGCGGAGTTATGGTCGGCCTATCTGCATTTTCCAATTACGTCAAACCAAGTGGCTATGTGTATGGCACTGGTCAAGATCAGTAGATCAGTCGAAAGTCCAGAACTTGACGATAATTACAAAGACGCAGTTGCGTATATTGCTATATCCAAAAC